TGGTTGTGATGACTGGGACGGTTGCTGCTGCTCCATAAGTCCCCGCTGTTCCCACGTTAGTGATCGAAAACTGATTGGTGGCTAAGGTTAAGCCCGTGCCTGCGGTGTATGTTTGACTTGCGGCAAACTCAATAAAAACAATACTTGTCGTGCCAATCGTGATCGGTAACGGTGTCTGCTGTACCCATGATGTATTGGCATTAACTGTGCCGCTGATTACAAGTATGTAATCACCTTGATCTACTTCGTTTGTGCCTGACCCGCTTGTGTCGTAATCTGTTGCCCTTGTCAGGATGTACGGTAGTAATGCCGTTCCCGCTTGAGTTAATGTGTATACGCCGTTATTGGCTTGCGTTACTTCGTTCTTTATCAGCAGGCGTTTACCAACATCGCCAATGACCAGCGTGTAGCTGTCGATGGTCAGCGTACCAACAGCTACAGCAGTTAGGGTAGCACCCACCCCGCTTGCGCCATTGTTATAGGTGTTAGCGGCTAATGCTGCTGTTGTTGCGTAATTACAAGCGGCGTGAAAGTTAACGCCAGACGCAATTGAATCGGCATAGGATTTGTTGACAATATCGGTGCTTGAACTTGGTGCAGTAGTAATCGTGCCACTGGTTAGCGTGACCGATGTGATGTCGGTGTTTGTTCCACTTGCGGCAAATCCTGTGATTGAACCACCAAGGGTTAGATTGCCTGCGGTTGTAACTGTTCCAGAAAGCGTTAACCCACTAACTGTTCCAGTGCCAGACACACTTGTAACTGTTCCAGACCCACCCCCGCCGGAAACCCATCCGCTGGCGCTTAGGACATGATTTTCTTGCCCAGCCAACGGCTTTGGAACCTCACCCTGAATTCCATCGACCGAAGCCGAGGGAGGGGTAAAGGTTCCAAAGTCTACGATGCCTGCATGTGGGGCAACGGACATAGTTACAAGCTCGCTAAAAACTCTTGGTGTTTAGCCAGAATGTCTTCTTTGGCAGCTTTAATTTCAGCTTTTACAGCGTCCACTTCAGCTTGCGTATTTGCAAGAGCTTGGCTACGAGCCGCAAAATCCGCAGAGACCGCATCGGCATCAGCCTTGGCTTTTTTAGCCGCTGACAGAGCCGCTTTAGTAGCTGCCGCATCAACTTTGGCTTCATCAACCAGTGCTTGCGCTGCGGCTTTTAAAGCATCGGCTTGCGCTTGTGCTTGGCTAACCGTTTCTGCTGCTTGGGTTTTTGCCGCTGCAACAGTTTCTGCTGCTGTTTTTTTGGCTTCTGCTGCGGTGCTTTTAACGTCAGCAAGTTCAAGTGCAATGTTTTCACGCATCTTTACAATTGAATCCGCCGGGCCAACAAGCTCCACAAACTTCTTGTTCTCCGCCGTGGCAGCTTCAAGCGCATCAATCTTGTTCTTGTAAACCGCCGGGTTTGAAACCAACGACAGCAAGTCCAAAAGTTGATTTGCGCCGCCTACATTGGAGCTTCCGCTGATGTCTGTAGAAATTCCCATATTATTCTCCACCAGCTTGAATGATTGTCAGCACGGTCGTGCCTGAACCAGACGCTTGCTTCAACCTGATACCCCTTACAGGATACGCAATGTTGGAGTCTTTTGTTGTTGTCTGGCTTGTCAACGTGGCATGGTCTGTCCAGTTGCCCGAAGAGGCAACGTAGTTGGATGCAAACACGTTGTCAAACGTGTACTGCACAGTGTAGTTAACCGTCCCAGTTACCAATACATTTAGCGCAACATTAAACGGCGAAACGTAGTGGTCAACGGGGCAGACCGGCGAATAAATCGCCGCCGCTGTTGCATCAGAAAGTGTAAAAACGACAGGGCGCATTTTACGCTCCTATCACTGTTGAGTTGCGGTGGGGGCATCTGCGCCATCAGAACCACGGACGATGTACGCAATCTGAAGAGTTGCTGCGCCAGTAGTTAGTGAAGTTCCCGCCATTGTGTAGGTCACAATCGCATCGGTAGAGCCAACATTTAACCAGCCGCCCGGGGTCGTTGCATTGGCAGTCAAATTTACTGCGCCTACGTTTGTGATTGTTCCGGTGGTTGTGAAATCCACGCCACCAATACTCAATTTACAAGTTGTTGCCGCACTGAACACAGTTGTTGTCACAACGGTTATGTGCATAATTTGTGCGCCAGCAAGGTAAACAACAGCATTGCCTGTCAAGGTGCTGTAAACGAGGTCTGCATCTTGGACTACTACAGTAGCACCCATATTGCGAATAGTGCCAGCGGTAGTGCCAGTTGTGTTTTTAACTGTACCCAACAACCAAGGGCCAAGGTGAGTTGCGAATCCCATTATAGATTTCCTTTACATGCGTTGTAGCGTATCAATCTGCATGAGGTCAGCCGAGCCTGTTTGATACGCCGGGTTTCCCGGATTGCTTAAATATACACTAATTTAGAAAAAAGAAAAGGGGGCTTTTGACCCCCTTCTCTTATTTTTCTATCAAGACGAACCCGGGGATCCGAAGATGCCCAGAGGGTCTGACACGCCGAAGCTATAACGCTCACGAGCCTTGTAACGAACGTTACCAGTGTCGAAGTCGCCGTCCATGCTGTTAGCCAGCGGAGTACGGACAAAGTGCTTCAGACCATTGGGTACGTCAGTCATCAGGAACCATGCGTTGGTATCAGTCAGATAGTGATTGACTGTATAGCCTTCGGGGATGGAGCCGTTGTTCTTCAATGCGTTAACGTCATTGTCGGTAGTGCCGACACGCAGCTCAGTCTCTAAGAGGCGAGTTGCAACGAACATCAGTTGAGGAGGAACGACCAGCTTTTTGGGCTTGGCTGCGATCAACAGGCCGCGCTCATCTGTCCAGCCTGCGATTTGAATGACGGCATTCTCAAGAGAAGTCTCATTCAAGTCAGCGCCGGTAGTTGGGCGATTGCTGTTGGTGCCACCAGAGATCAGCGGATGGGCTGTTGAGCAAAGCACAACGCCGTCACCGTAGGTTACGCCAGTGGTGAACGCATTGTTCAACACATAAGCGGCCTTGACCTGCTTGGTGTAAGCCATACCACGGGCCAAAGCCTTGGTGTAGCGGCTGGACAAACTGTCGTACAGGTTGTCTTCCACTGCTTCTTCCGTGATGGAGAAGCCCATTGCGATGGTTTCGTGGTTGTAACGAGCAGTCCATGCTTCCTGTGCATTGTCATAAGCGATGGCAGAGCCTTCGTTCTTGACGGGTGCAGCAGAGAAACCAGACAGTTTCGTTTCTTCTTCAAAGCTACGCTCAGATGTTTCTGTTTCGTAGATTTCCTTATGCTCTTCGCCGTATTTGGCGTACTCAAGACCAAACAGTGCGTTCAATCCGGGGAGCAATTCTTTGAGTAGTTGTGCGCGTGAAATAGCCATTTCTTACTCCTTAGATACCAGTTGTGTTGTTGTACTGGTGTGTGTTGATTTTCACCAACAGCTCGGTGTAAGTGTCAGCCGCAGTAGCGGTTTCTGGCACAACATCAATCACCCGAATTGGAATAGTCGCTGTAGTGCCAGCACCTGTCAAAGTCACAGCGTAAGCAGAGTTACCAGTGGTAGTGCTGCCAGCGTTGAGAACCAAGGCCAAGTTAGTGCCTACTACGGTGCGACCAGCGGAACTCATGGTTGTTCCAGAAGAAACAACAGCCACTTTGAAAAGTGCTTGCTGGTCATCTACAACATACGCATAAGCCAAGTTGGTTGCAGTTGAAATTAATGCGGGGAGGTACTGACCCTCAACGGTTTGACCGCTGGAGTTGACGTACTGACCGCCTACGCAAACGCCGACAATATTACCGGAGTTGGTAGCTGTTGAAAGAACCAGATAACCCGTGCTGTCGATTTGAACTGTATCTCCAAAGAAGATAGCAGTAGCAAAAGCAGCGGCAACAGGAATCTGTCGGAAAGCACCAGCATAAGGCTTGCCATCAATAGAATTGATAGGCTTTAGGCCATATGGTGCTGAGACAGTGGGGTAAGCCATGTTTTAAAGCTCCAAAAAAAAGATTAAATACCTTTGCCAAAAGTTACCTTAGAGCTACGTTCTTTGAACATAGGCATCCGAGGATCGTTCTCGCGCATGAAAGTGTTATCTACTGAGGCCATCTGAGCATCTGCTTGTTTAGCATAATACGCATCTCGCTGTACAGTAAATTCGACCGGGGTCTTGCAAAGCAACAGTCCACCAATTTCGATACTGTCCGGAAAGCGGTTAGCTTGACCACTCATCAAAACAATTTCGGGGTGTTCCGAAGCCTTTACGGGCTCCCAGCCTTCACGAAGTTTTGAGGAAATATTCAAAGCATCAGAAGAGCCTAATGTAGACAGACGGATCCAACGGAACGCATACCCTTCCTCTGGATGAGGATCAGGCAGAAGTTGGGGAGGCATCCATTTGAGTGGACGCTGAGCTGCTGCACGGCTATCGGTTTCGCGCTTAGCGCGGTTTTGAACTGCTTCTGTCATTTTGAATTCCTCATTTGTTCCGCAACCTTACGCGCATAGAGTTCCAATGGAACGCCCAGACGTTTGGCGATATTTACTTGGGTTTGAGTTAACACTACCTTTTTAGGGGAAGAGCTTCTCGTTGCTGGCGCAACCACATTCGATTTAGTTCGCTTGACTTCCTTTTCAGGCTCATCAGCGGGCTCCTCAGAATCGAAGGCTTCTGGGAACACTTGTCGCATACGAGAATCTACTTTCTCGTAGTAATCATCGGAGGCCGGATCTACTCCATTTTTAACCAGCTTGTTGTGGAGTCCAAGCGCAAAACTGGTCATTTCATCGTCAGGCCCAAACCAATCGTTCTTCTCTCTCCACCGTTCCGCTTTGGGATCAACGGAAGGAGTTGAAACTTGCGGTATTTTTACCTCAACTTGATCTTCTTGTAAAGGGGTAGGCCTAAAATTATTTACTTTATCAAGCTTTATCTTGACTGAAGTTAGATTTTCTTGGGCATCTACCAGCGCCTCAGAGTCACCAGCTTCATAAGCCTCTTTGTACTGTCTACGGGCAGTTTCCATCTCCGTAGCTACCGTTCTTTTGGCTTGCTCCAGCAATGCTGTCTGTCCTTGGTTCAAAGATCCTTTAAGCTTTTTGTTCTCTTCAACAACAACCTGTGCAGCCTTAATAGCTTCTTCTCGCTCTTTGTAAGCTTGCTCAGTTTTGCGTTTTTCTTCGTGGTAACCCTTCTGCAAATGCTGAATTCTGCGCCGAACCTTCTCGCCGTAGCTGTTTAGCTCGTCATCGTCAGCATCCTTGGGAGGATCTTCCATCTTTTTGTTGGTTTTTGGCGTGTCATCAACAATTTCTATCTCAGTTTCGCCTTCACCTTCGATTTCAATCTTCAATTCAGCTTCTTCTTGCTGTTTTTTAGGCTTTTCATCGACTTCATCGGGAAATTTGTACTCTGTTCTTTCCATTTTTCCTCCTTAGATACGAGTTATGCCGCGAGGATCTTGAACCACGGCTTCAACAGAGTCATCATTGATAACTCTGAACTCTTTTCCGTGGATTTTGATGCGAGTACCTGTGTTTGGACGTACCAACACAAAGTCTCCCACCTTACAAGACGCGCCAGATGGGAATCGCTTCTCATCTTTGAAGGCATCCGGCCCCATTTTGACCACAAAAAGCACCGGTGACAGTAACTCTTCATAGTGCATGGTCTGCCCAGCCTTAACAAGACCGCTTTCATACTCCTCATCAACGTCCGGTAGAACGCATAGAAGGTGGTAAGTCACCGGCTCAGGTACTTGCTTTGCCTTTTCCTCTGCCGTGGCATTCAAAATGCCCGACAAATCAACGGCTTGAACATCAAACTCAGTCATCATCATCATCCTTTAACTTCCGCACAAGGTCATTGATTTCCATCTGTGCGGTTTGCAGACCCCGGATTGCTCCGCACAGCTCCTTGTAATGAGCGTAGTCTTTAGCTGCGCCATCACTTAGCACTCCCATGTTCTGATTAATGTGTTCTTGAATTTTCTTGTTCAAAATGTCAGCAAGTTTTGGATCCATTACTCACCTTTGCTTGGTCGGTTCATCATTTCCAATTGACGCATCGTTACTTCAGATTCAATTCTGGCCTTGGCTTGCAGCTCTTGTGACTGGATACGTTTACCTTCTCTTTGAATCTCAGCTTCAATGCGCTGCTTTTCAAGCTGCAATTTCTGCATTGCAATCTGCGCATCTGACTGATCTTTCTGCGTCTTACGCTGTACATCAGCTTGTTTGACCTGAAGCTCAGCCTGTTGAATTTGAACCAGCGGATCCTGCTGCATCTGTTGATTCTGTTGCTGCTGCGCTTGAGCCGAATTCTTTTGCATCAACTGCTGAGAACCTTGGGCAACCAAGCGAGACAACTGAACTTCAACATCTTCCGGAAGGTCGGAATCAGGATTAGGCAGAGGTACGCCTACTTGTTCTTCCACATCCTTGCGGTACTTGAATGCCAAGTGTTCTGCAATATGAGCCATGATCGCCGCTTGCATTTGCTGAGCCATAGGATTTTGTCCCATAGCTGCCGCCATACTTGGATCCTGCATGAAAGATTGGTGCGCCTGAATATGAGCATCCTGATCTTGGTAGATAAAAGCCTTTGTCGGCTCACCTCTTAAGAACGCCATGTTCTCGCTGATCGGATCTCTTGGCTTCTGGTCATCTTTTGTTGGCACCAGCTTGTCGGCATTTTTTACACCCAACACTTCAATCATCTGACGATGCAACTGAGGCAAGTTATAGATCTGCGGAGCCTGTTGCGCCAACTGGATCACAGCCTGATACTGCATAATCCGCTGCGCCATAGTTGCTGCATTTGGGTCTGACACTGGAATCACTTCCACCATGTCATAGTCTTCTTGCTTAGCCTTACGATCTCCACTCTCAGGATCGTACTCATACTCTGTAGGCGTGTAGTCACGAATGATGTTCTTCAGGATTTTGAATTCCTGCTTCATCGAAAAGTGAACTCGCGCCTGCACAGCAGACATTGTTTTTAACTGTCGCTCAAGAATAGCCAGAGTAGTTCCTACCGGTGCATTTGCACTCATATCACTGATCTTCATATCAGCAATAGAACCCAGTCTTCGACCCTCTTCGGTTATCTTTTCCAACAGCGCCGCTAATACTTGGCTCGGCTCCTTATATGGCAAAGCCATGATGTTGTCTTTGATCGACCCGCTAGGTACATCTACATCCCTAAACTCTCCGGGAGAGATAGGTGTATCGTCACCCTTTACTCGCAGGCCGCGCGATTTCAAACCGCCGGGTAAGTTACTCAAAGTACCAGCATCAATCAACTGACGGATCAGTGAAGTACCAGCCCGCGCATATCCACCGATTAAATGTATGTAGCCAAATCCATAAGCACCAAATCCCGGTACATAGTCATACTGAACCATGTGTTGTCTCTTCAATCGAACTACATCTTCTTCTTCGTAGTTACGATAGATTGACAAAATCTTTCCCGTACCAGCATCAATAGAAACGATATAAGGTAAGGCTATGGAGTCATCATCCTCATACCCCGGCATTTCAAAATCAATCTGCACTTCGTATATCTGATACCGGTCATCGTCAGTCAAAGAGTAACCCTGCTCTTCGGCCTTCTTTTTCTCAACGTCAGTATGGATTGCTACCGGCTCACCCAGATCAACATCTCTGTAAAAACCTGCGGCCTGTAATTTACGAATATCATTTTTTGTTTTGCGCATCACATGAGTAACACGCTCTGCCGTCCTAGCTCCACTTGAACCGTAAGGAATAATCACATCCTCAGCAGGTATATATATAGAGGTCTGTCTTCCAAGCGCCGGATCATAGTAGACCTTCTTAAAGGCTGACCCTGCTAACCCTAAGTTAAACAACATGCGCTCATGCTCTGGTCTGTACTCAGGCATCGCCTCAGTCAACTGGTAGTTCATGTCAGCACGAACTCGCTCAGCAGCTTCTTCCTTCATCTTATTGATGGCACCAATGATTTCTGTCTTCACTGGCCCCTGAGCTGGAAACGTTTCCACAATCATCTCAGACTGAAACCTCACAGCCGCTTCTGTCAGTATCGTAGAGAAAACTCCACAAGCCCCATTCCAAGGCTCAGTCCTCTCTTCATACTTCATCCCCAATACTTCCAAACCCTTTACAAACATCTCCACCCAGTCTTTACGGGAGTTAATGTCTGCCTCAACAAGCTCAACAATCTCTGAGCCTACTTGTTCCAGCTCACCCTCATCCATGAACTCCGCCAGATTGGAATCAAACCGTTCAGAGTCATCATCAGACCCTAAAGTAATTTCCATCCCGCCCATGCCTATAGTTACGGACTCAGGATCTTCAATTTCAATTTCCAAGTCAGGCTCTTCTGTTAAAGATTCCAACCCTTGGGGCGCGACATAAAGTGATTTTGCGATGTCCATTTAATCCTCAATAGTAAGTTTGTTTTCTGCGAAAGCTCTTCAGCTCTTCCCGTTCATCGGATGCAAGTCGTAAAAAACCGCCCTTGCGAAACCTTATCAATGCCTGCGTAGATGAATCCACCAAGTCATCATTCGGCGCATTCGGAAATGCAGCCATCTCTTCAATCAACTCGTCAGCCCAGCGAGTCTCTGGAGCCCACACTTTACCTGAACTAAATAAATCAGCAACTGCATTGATCCGCACAAACTTGTCATTTCCACGGCTCGGCGTGTAATCACTCACCACAATGCCCATCTGTCTCAACTCAAAAATCAACGGGCTACCCGCCGCCTTCGCTTCAATCACACATGCATCCGGCTCCCAGTACATATAGTTAGAGTAAGCCTTCTCTTTCAACTCCGGAAACTCCATCCGCTTCTTAAACGCATCCAGCAAAATGATGTTCGCATCATCCGCATTCTCATTCAAATAAAACACACCCCATGTCGTACAGGCCGAATAGTCACTCCTCTCACTTTTTGTAAAAGCAGTGTCCCAGCTCTGAATAATAAACTGACATACCGGCGGTTCTTCTTTTGTCCATCTCTTCCACCACTCCCGCTTAACAATCGCGCCCTCTTCACCAGTCGGACTCTGCTGATACTGAGCATTCCACTTGGCTGCTGGTAACTCTTCCCTTAGAGCAGACAGCTCTTCATAACTCCAAAACTCAGGCCACAAAGGTTTTCCTGACGGCATGATAGCAGGCAGCTCAATTACTTCCCACTCTTCACTCTTATCTCTACCTGCTGCATCCTTAATGACCCTACCTGTCAGATCCCTGTCTCCCCAGCGAGTGTTGTGGCTCACAATGCCATTGGCTATGAAGTTTTCAGTTTTATCTACTTCAACATCAAAAACTTCTTCTTTGCCGTCATAGGCTATTGCAACTATTGGGTCTATTGTAAAATCTGAGATACGATGCAGCTCGCTCAAGAATGCTTGGTGTCTTTCCGTATCCAACTGCAAGGTTGCAGTCGTTGCAAAGCAATCCTCTGACTTTTCCAGTTTCATGGCAGTGGTCGATGCACAGTTTCCCATTCCAATGGGCGCGGGTATTGTTGCTGGTTGGCGGATCCCCGCATACGTCACAAAGGTTATTACGCTCTTTAACCATTGCTTCATACTGTTCAATAGTGATCCCGTACCTATGTTTGATTCGATGTTTACGGGCATCTTCTGATGATTTTTTAGGAATGTATTCTTTCCCGTAATGGTTAGCGCAGAGGCCGCGACTTGCCACGGTTTTTTTACAGCCATCAACACTGCACCCAATACCTTTCCACTTTCCATGATCCCCCAAAGGACGGTATGGTGCGTCTGGGTTTTTCCGGTGGTAACTATCCTTTGATTTACACGCTCCACATTTACCGGGCTTTGTTTTTGTTTTAGATTGCCTTTCACATCCTTCAACGATACAAGTAAATCCCCCGCCCTCAATTGATTCAATCTTATCCATTCCAATACTCCTTCGTTCATCACAAGAAACGGATGCCTCTCGTTTGCCCGAAGAATTCTATCAGATTGTGTTTGTATCTTATATATGGAATCAACACCACTTGACTGCCAGTTGTTGATTTTGCTTGAATCTAAGCGGCCTTTATTAAACGTAGCCACCATATCTCCGGCGCGGATATTTTTTAATTGTCTATCCGTTCCATCTGCCATCAAGACGTTGGTATCTCCAGTCATACACATCACAATCACAATAGATCCACCCGGCTGTAAACGTTGCCGTGGG